GATTGAATCTTGAGAACTCTCTCACTCTCTAGTCGAGAGTTCGAAAGATCTCAATCTTCAAGAATCCTATGAATCCATCATATCAGATCGTTTGCACTAGTGGAATCATTGCAAACGTGGAAAGGTGCAAGAAGCCAGTGGTAGCAGTAGTCATAAGCATCTCTTATCTATCGGAATTGGATTGATTATCATAGTGATGCCAAGGTGTCTATCGATTGTCAGCAAATGCTTACAGATCGCTTGTCTTGCATCTCGCGCTAACCAACTACCGCGCAAGTGCGTGATGCGCGTGTTCTTACTACCGCGCACGCCTACGTGCCTGCGTTAATTGATCGCGCGTGCATGTTGATCGCTGTGATCCACTGGTATGACAGGGATGATGCCGCACTATGAATGCAACACCTCGCGCAGGCGCGGTAGTTTGATCGCCCGCGTGCCTGCGTTTTTGATACCCCCATGGGGGATGCGTCCGTCCCCCCTCGATATAGAAGAGGCTTGAGAAATTTATGCCAAATTCTTAGGAAGATAAACTTCAACGTCTGACTTGCAATTCGGGCAACTTAAGAAAGTAACCATTGAGTAGTCTTCCAGATGTTTGCAATCGGAATCACTACCCCAAATTAGTTCAGTTTTACAGTGCCAACAGTTCATTCCGTTTCCCCATAAAAAGCCTGAGCGAAATCACGGTTAAATTTATCCAACCCCTGATCTGTTAACACGTGAGAAACCATCTTATCGAAGACAGTCACAGGGATTGTGCATATATCAGCTCCTTTCAGGAAAGCTTTTCCAACGGATTGAACATCTCTAATCGAAGCAGCTAAAACCTTAGTTTTTATGCATTTTAATTTGTAGAGGGAAGCTATTTGCCCTATGAGTTCAAGTCCGTTAAAGGAATTATCATCTAATCGACCCACAAAGGGAGAAACATAAGTAGCACCAGCAATGGCAGCCAATACTGCTTGGCTAACGCTAAAAACGAGAGTAACATTAGTTTTAATACCGATATTGGACAAGTATTTACAAGCTTTAATTCCAGGCATAGTACAAGGCAGCTTTACAGTTGCTGTAGGACCATATTCTTTATGAATATTCAAACCACGATCAATGAAGTCATCTTCCGTGTCAGCGACGACTTCGATGCTAACGTCAGGAAGGTTAGGGATATTAACTAAATTGTGGTAGACATCATAAGGATTAGAGTTAAGGCTAGATTTAAGAATGAGTGATGGATTGGTAGTAATACCTGAGATTAATCCAGTACCTATTCTTTGGACGACCTCCTCTTCCGAGGCAGTGTCTAAGAATATGTTCATAGTATTAATAGTATTAATAGTATTGAGGTCGGTAGAGTGATGCGTCGAGTGGAGATACTCATTATCATCATTAAGTGATGATGTAGAGCGGGATGATGTGTTGTTTCTTTAAAGTGGGCGGGGGAGTCCACCCTTCTCCCCCTATTAGTACCCCGCACCCTTAAACCCAGGTGGGGACAGCTTTACCGCCTGACTTACCTCTAGCTTGTTTTCTTTGATTTAAGGACATCCCCATCACGAGGTGATTAGTAGCTGCTTGGGGGTCATCCATGAATGATTCAAGCATGTCAGAGAATTCTTCGTCTTTACGTAGTTGTATTTGACGTTGAGCTGAGATAGATAGAGCGTCTGTATAGTATTGAACGGCTTGAGCTAGACAATCGAGTCTATCGTCATGTTTAACGGCAAACTTTTCTCGGCACATTCTAGACATTTGGTAGAAGAGCATATAGAGCAGTCGTTTTTCAGGTGCTTCATCTTTATTGGATGAATAATCCCATTCGAGAACGCTTCTGTTAACAACCAAACGATGCTGGTTAAGAACAGGCTCCAGACTGTCAATGATACGATCTTCTTTTCTGACATTAGCTCTAGTTTCTTCGATGTAGATTGCTTGTTTAGTATTTTGGATATGTTTTTTAAAGAGTTCAGCGACTATACCGTCTCCAAAGTTAGATTCAATTAAGAGAGTTGAAGCGTTATATTTCTTACAACCTTTAAGGATGTCAAGAAGTGTGTTGTCACTGTAGCCGTCTTTATAAGCTCTCATTTCGTGTAGGTAGAGGAAGCCATTGCGTTGTGATACATAGCTAACTGCTGTCTCATCGCTACCTCTTCCGGAGGGGTCCACGGAGCAGATTGTTTCTGTGTAGTCGTCCCACTTTCCTACGATGTCCATAGGGCTGTAGAAGTAGTCTCCTGGTAAGCCTACGGTAGGTGCATCTTTGATAACGTTTCGTGGATCTGAGCACCATACAATAGACTCTGGAGCTTGTTTTGGATTAACTGAAGTAACTATTAGATCAGCCATCTTTAAGGGGAACTTCTCAGCGTCAGACAAGCTTGTATCAAGCATGAACTGAAGCATAAAGTTAGAGCGACCCATAGACGCTTCACGTTGTATTAGGTCTTCGTCGTCGAAGCGATCAGGATCTGTTGTTTCCCAAGGTTGGGCACCGTTATCTATGTCTTCTTGTAGTTGAGGAGCTATTTGTCCTTCATAGCTGGCAAGCTTTCTGGGGTATCGGCTCGGCCAAACAAAGGGACGATACGAACGCTCTGCCAGCTTATTATAAACAGTAAAACAACTCTGAGGAGTCCCAAGATAACAAATACGTGAATCATCTTTTGGTGTGAGAATCGATTCCGCTTCCGTGCAAAGTTGAAGAAGTTTTTCACGCATCATCTCCGTCATACTGTTGCCTGGAACTTCTATATCGTCTAGGACCATTAAGTCCGCGCGTGATCCAGTTAGCTGACCAGTAATACCCACGCTCTTCACTGAAGGTGCTTGGTGCGGAGAGCACGCAACGTCGAAGCTTATGCGCGACCATCTTGAGTCGTCTGATTTGGGTTGTAAGTGACTTAACCAAGGTGTTTCAATTATTAGTTTTTGGAGGAAGATAGACATGTTGTCTGCGCGTTCTTTAGAAGCGGAGATAATCATGATCTTCTTTTCAGCATCATTAAATAGAGTCCATAACACGAACGCACCTGTGATCCAAGATTTACCAACTCCTCGGAAAGCTTGGATCTGTAGACGTTTAGGTCCGTGTTGTAAGTAGTCCGCTATTGCATATTGCGCTCTTGTCGGTGAGGGGAGGTCAAGCTGTTCCCATAATGCTTGCAGAAACAGCTTGAAATCGTCCTGTAAGGCGGTTAAAACGTCATTCATGTACGAAAGTGGAAGGATTAAATATAATCTGCTGTAGAGCCTTGTATGCCCTGTTCAGCGAATATGGTTTTCCAGTCAACACCACTCTTACGTTGAACCATAACGCGATCAATGTTGTCAGAATCACCAAGGAAAGATCTAACTCCTCTACGGTTTGGGAAGAAGTAGTTTTCCATATGTTCATATCGGTTACGTGGTACTCCTAAAAGTATTAAGTCCTCGTCGGTGAAGCCAACCTTATTAACTGACTCAAAATTACCTTTCATGGTTCTACCAGAGGCGTCAACATAGGACTGAGCTGGTTCTAGGTGTCTTTGTTCAGCAACGTCTAAGTGTAAAGGATGTTTAGGTGGGTAAACATGTCCATCTGTAAACATGTTTTGATCACCGTAAGGATGTGGAAAGTCAGGGTATCTATTTTGCTCGACTCGACCAAGGTAAGCTTTTAGGTTCGCTTGAGTTGTTTGGACATAATCAACAAGTGCCATTGATTCAAGTTCATCTAAATTTCTCTTACCTATACCCATTAATTTTTTAAAGGTATCTTTTGAGTTTTCCTCTGTAATGGACCCGTCTTTTATAGCTTTAGTTCTGGTTTTACCTTGTTTAGATATGTTTTTATTTGAATAGAATCTAAGACCACCACCTTTCTCTCCACCGTCTTTAACTCTAAAACTTTTAGGATTACCAGTTTCATCAACCTTACCCTTAAGTTCAATTTTATTAAAACCAGCAGTGCTTTTAGCTTTTTGTACTTGTTGGATAATGTATCGTTCTTCGTGGATATTCTGTGGTCTTAATACGCCATCTTTGTCAGGTACTATCTCTTTAGGTTTTAGGTCGCTATCTAATAAGCTATAAACGCCTTGAAAGTTTTTCTTTTTGTAACCATTACCTCCATTACCTCCATTTCTGCCATTCGTTCCATTTTTAAGCTTGTCTACTACTCCTGCTACGGTCTTAACGGCAGGTACGACAATCCTTTCTATGGTTTCCTTTGCCATTAAAAAAGCCGCCCTTGCGGACGGCGGTTATTTGTACGGTTGGGTGTTTACTTTCTCTTGTTCTTTTTCTTCCACTCGCGGTGGCGTTTCTGAGCTTCCCATAATTGATCAGCAGTAAACGCTCCTGACTTACGAGCTGGACTATTTCTTGTCTTCTTCTCCCATTCCTGTCTTGGAGTTAGCTTCTTCTTAGGAACCGTGGCAGTTGCACCAACCATGTTTCCTACTGAAACTTGCTCATCTTTTTTTTTAGACTTAATTTTTATATCTTTTTTACTTGTTGTAGGTTGGTTTTTCTTTTGCCTACCTCTTCTATGTGCAGATAACTCTTCACTACCTTTTAGTGGAGTTCCTGAAATTTTATTTTTTAAAGTCCCTTTTAATTCACCTTTATCCCTAGCTTTTCTGAACTCTTCTAAGGTCATTTTACTCTTACCCGCTATCTGTCTAGCTCCCCTGTCCACAAGTTGATCAACTCCCCAATCCGCAGCTTTACCTAATATCGCTAATGCAGCATTTTTACGACCATAATTTGATTGGTTTACCTGTGCTTTAGTACCCCTACTCATTTTATATGTGCCATCTTTCTTCTTCCCTGTTCTTTCGACGTTCTTGATATCTTTATTAGTTACCCCATACTTCTCAAAAAACCCTTTTTTCCTAGCCTTTATATCTTTATTTATTTTAAGGTTTTCCTTTGGAGTGCTATAAGTACCTCTCCATGGGTCTGCAATTTTTGGACCTTTAGTCTTCGTTTGAGTAGACTTTGGTGTAGTCTTCGTTTGAGTAGACTTTGGTGTAGTCTTCGTTTGAGTAGACTTTGGTGTAGTCTTATTAATCTTTAGTTTTGATTTATTATCTATCTTTGGAGCTTTAAAAGACTGACCTTCTAATTTAGCTTTTAGCTGTGACGGCGTAAATGTTTTACCATCTGCTTTATAACTTTTGCTTTTTGGGTCGTATTTATATTGCTTACCATTAACGGTTACAAGTTTTCTAAGGTTAGTAATCTGTCCGATTATTTCACGGACCATATCTAACCCCGACATTGGGTCTGCCATAATTAATTAATATGTTGAAGAATGATCATTTCTCTCAGAGGTCGATGTCCAAATGTTTGACGCATCCATCTGAGCCAATTGCTACTACCTTTGCCTTGATTACATGCTCTGCACGCGGGTACAAGATTGCTTGTAAGATCTTCTCCGCCTTCTGTTTTAGGTTTGACATGGTCGAGTGTAAGTTCGTGTAATTCATAGGGTTTTCCGCAATAAACGCATGTACAGTCGAAGTGCTCCTTAATGGCTTGACGCCAGAGTCGTTTCCCTTCAGAACTCGTCATGGTTATTAGGTTGTATAAGTAATGTTGTGGGCTAGGTAGTAATGGGGTCATTTACGAATTTTTAAAGCTTTTCTTCCTCGGCGTCTATTGACACTTGGATCTTGGAGTTTGCCTTGATTGCCTGCGCCTGTATGGGCTGCATCTTTGCCATCTCCGTTGCCATAAGTACCTAGAGTTCGATTCAGTTTGTTAGCTGCGACTCGTATCTTTAATCCCTTTTTTGTTTTGTTGTATCTGGCTTGTTGTCTAAGCCTTACTGCTTTAGCGCGTGGGTTGGATTTGTAATAGTCGCTAGTACTTTGCTTTCGCATATAGTTTTGCCTTTACTAACTCTGGGTCTACTTGTGGCATAACCTGTGCCAACTTCTCTAATGGATTACCGTTATAGGCAACACCACTAATATCATTCGTCTTCAACCAGTCACAGGCTGCTTTCAAATCTTGTGTAGTTGCTTCGCCACTTTTGACCCTGTTAAGGAACTCTTTTGTGACTAGGTTATGTAGCTCGTTAAATTGGTCTTCAGTGGCTTTCTTCATGCTGTTTTAATTTTAAGTTTTCCTTTGTTGTCCTTTTTAGCTCTCATTCGACCTAATCTCTCACGATTATAGTCGATCCTTTTTTGAAGAGCTGGACTAGGGTTTTTACTATATTCTCTAGACATTTCTTCTAGAGCTTTTATTAAACGAGATTCTGCTGACATTTAGCTTCCGGGGAATAAGTTCTTCTTGATTAATTCGACTGCCTTATCATCGATGGTGTTATCAGTTGACTCTGCGTATGCTTCGAGTAGTTGTATAACTAATTCCTTAACAGCAGAAGAACTGAGGAATGCCATGAGGATGGGCTTGATAAGTACGATCATTTTCAAAATAGTCCGAATTTCTTTTTAGTTTGTTTAGGTGGATTTGTTGATTTGAGATATGCAGCTATAGGTATGACATCGCTACACATACTGGCTACACGTGATTTAGGTCTCAGCATGAAGCCTTTCGTTTGTAGCTCTGCACATTTCAATGCTCTGACTAATTCGTAGTCAAGACGCATCTTTTCTTCTTGTCTTGCAGCAATGGAGAGACAACGCTTTAATCCTCTACGGTCCAAAGGAACCATAAAGTTTATTTGTGCTCCCCAGTTCTCAGCGACGGTATATGTTTGTTGAACCATCTCCTCGTCAAATGGAGTCGTATGATTTCCCATGTAGAATGGAGAGAAAGTCATCGTACTTCCATTGCACGAAATGTTAGGTCCGTAGTGCTGTCTCGACGGTGCTCCGTTGTTCTGGAATTGCACCGCTTGGTTTGTTACATTTCCTGTCGCAGCAGCCACAGGATTGGAGACGTTAGTTGTCTCATCCTCTGCACGTACAGGTGCTACTGAGAGAAGACTGATAAGGAGACCGTAGTAGACGAGGTGTCGATTTCTCTTTCTATTACTTGTAATGAAAGCACTTGACTTGCTGCTCTTTCTACCACTTCTAAAGTGAAATCGCTTCCAGCAGTTGTCATATTGAATACCGAATCTGAATCGGCTATACCTCCTGATGAGGCGGAGGAATGGGTTATGTTGTCGCCACTCCACTTGTTTAGGGCTGACCCGTAAGTAGTTGTCGTTACGGTCTCCTCGATAGCCTGCGTTGTAGTCGTTGTGGAATTCATGGACCCCTGTGTAAAATTGGGAGTCACTAATTCTGCTCTTGCTGCTGTGGGTGACAACAGAGCTAAGAGTATTAACCATGTTTTCATGTTTCTTTTTTCTTTGCCATAGGGCATTCAACAGTTTTACCGTTGCCTTTTCCGTTATTGGTCTGTAAACCAAACGAATAAAGTGCAGACCCAAAGATACTGGCTACGAACGTGATATCTGTGTTTTGGGTCTTTTTGATCATTGGTATCTCAACGTAATTAAGAGTTATGATCAGATAAAGCCCGACCAGACCACTACACCAAGACGTACAAAAGTTCCAAGCACTTGTATATGGTGCTCGGTATCTTCTGCTGCATCTTTTATTCTGGTGAGGAGGCTAGGTTTCGGGCTTTCCTCTTTTCCTTCCATTTATTAATTTTGCCTTGTAAGAATTTTTGAACCTTCTTTTTAATTGGTTCAAATAAAGACTGAGTAACAGTAGTCGTAGCAACTGCAACTACTGCTGTAGTAACTGCTGTAATAACTACTGCTGTCTCAGGTATTGGAACATCGAAGTCCAGTACAGGTATGTTTAATTTAGGTGGCGTGGGTTGTTCTGTTTTCTGTGGCTCTACATCTGCTGGAGGTCTCAAATCACTCGGCGGTACAACTATTGGTTTATAGAAAGGTATCTTAGCCGTAGGCGGTTTAAATAATAGTTGAGGTATATCTACAACTTTTGGTAGAGTAAGTTTTGGTGCATTAATCATTCATGCCCAAGATCAAATGAAATACTGATCCTGTCAGTATCTGTTGTATTAGTTGTAATACCGTGTTTTAACGATCCGGGGAACAGTAATAACATTCCCTCTTTAGGCGTTATGTACTGTCTACCGTAGTATTTTAGATCTGATACGAAGAACAGCTTTCCATCACTACCTGAAGTTTGAAAGTAATAAACACCTGATACAGAATGAGGAAAGTGATCATGAATATGACCATACATATTTTTCCCAAATCTTGCTGCCCAAGAACCTTTCATAGGTAGCTGGCTTTGTATATACCTTTCAAGATGTATTGGTAGCTCATTAAGGAAGCTATGACAATTATTCTTTTCTAGAAAGTTTTCTTTAAAGGTAGGATCTGAAAATTCATGTGTCTTACCCCACTCTTCTTTGAATTTAAAGTTAGTATTTTCAACTCCTACTCGTATTTCAGATTGAATGCTTTCGAAGTTGTTAACGTCACCACAATAGAGTGGAACTGGAAATAAATTTTCCAGAGTGTAGTTCGTCATCCATCTTCACTTGTCTTTGTGAAATACTGATCTAGAGAGAATCTGGGAAGTTTTCCAGCAGCTTCAGCATCTTTTCTAACTTTGTGTTGTTGTTCTTTTAACTCAGCATTACCTTTATTTTCATCAGCTATTGCTTTATCAGCAGCAGCTTTAGCCTTATTCCACTCAGTAACATAAGGACCAACTTTATCGGTGTAATCATCTTTTGATATAGCTGTGTTAGCTCCAGCAACTGGATTAGGCTCGATCTCACCTGTTTCAGTTGTACCATCCCATTGGATAGCCCATGTAGCTGAATCACTGAACGGCCAAGGATCTATTGTATAAAACTCATTATCGTATCCAATCACTTTGTCAGGTACGACAACACGTACATTTTTAGTTGTCATGTTCAATTTGTAATGTTTTACCTTGTGAGAAAACTGGTAACTGAGACATTACATGTCTATTTAATTCCTGTTGATTAATCGTCTCATTTCTGAAGGACTCAACAGCAGCACCAGTTTGTCTTTGTTGGCTTGAATTTTCGAGTAATAGGAATGGTAGCCATGTGACTGCACATCCCCACTCGTCTACATCTTCTCCTGTTTGTGGATTAGTTCCACGGATTTGGGTGAACCAAGAACACCCCAGTTCACGACAGTCCTCACCAATGAGAGGGCATAGTTTTCCGGGTTTAACTTGCATTAATCTTTTGAGGCGATGATTACATCTATATATTTAACAGCGAAGTCCATTGAGGTACCACTAAAGGAACCACTACTATGTGTATGATTACCAGTGTTACCACTAATGCTACCACTGAAACTATGGGTATGGTTATTTACGTTATGACTATGGCTAGATCCTGAGAAGCCATGGTTATGACCACCACCTCCACCAGAGTTACCGGTGTTTTTAGACCATTGATTTGTCCACCAGTTATATCCCTGCTGAGCCCGTAAGTTCATGTTACTGTTGTTACCGTAACTATCATATTGAGCCCCAGCCACAGTGTGACTATGACTAGGAACTTGGTTATTGCTCAGTGTATGGCTACTTACTGAACCACTTGTTGAGACGCTACTTGTAGTCGCTCCAGCATTACCTGTGTTTCCACTTACACTTCCTGAAAATGAGGCAGTAGCGTTGGCAGTAGCTGCTACGTTACCAGCAGGTGTACGGGTAGCAAATGCTCCAGTAAAGTTTTGGTTTCCACCACTTCCTACTGATCCCGATACAAGTCTAAGTGCTTTGTTGTCTACACTAGATGTTATCTTTGTCCATCCTGAAGGAGCAGATGTCTGTTGAAAGATCATCTTGGTTCCACTGGGGAACGGTTGGACTCCTGTTAGGTTTGCTCCACTTATAGCAGGTAAGGTTGAAGGGAATCTTGCGTCTGGAATAGTACCCGAACTTAGATTACTTGCACTTAATGTTGTTAAATCAACAGTTCCCCAAGTCAAACCACCAGTATTACCTGACTGTTTCTGTAAGTACTGTCCATTAGAACCAGAGTTACTAATCTGTAATCTAGCTTCATCTATTGCATTATCAGGTATTTTAGACTGAACTACTGAATCAGCAGCAAGTCTACCTATGATAGATGCACTAGAGACATTAGACATGTCCTCTCTTGCTAGTGGTCTTCCACCAGCTTGTGAGCCGTCATGTACGACGGCTGTATCTTTAGACGTGTCTACAGTAACTTCACCTTCGGCACCAGTAAATGATGCGTGTTGTGTTGTAGTACCACGCCTTAGTTTTAATAATTTTGCCATTATGCTACTGAACCGAAGTCAAGTTGTAAGTTATTTCCACTGACTGTTCCGACCTCACTAAGGTTTCTATCGTTACAATCAAGGTTCCCACCTAATTGTGGGTTTGCATCGTTAACAACACCTGAAATTCCCGGGGATATACCTACCCATGAACTACCAGTGTAGTAATTTAAAGTGTTTGAAGATGAATTATACCAAAGATCACCACTGCTAGGAGAAGAGGGAGCTGATCCTTGTATAACGTATTCATCTGCATATCTATTAACAGCATTTATTGCGGCAGCAACAACACTAATAGAATTATCTCCAGAATTAGTACTCAAAGCATCAGCAATCGAGCCTAAATCCTCTTGCCGTGTGATATCACCTGCACATATTGCTACATCTGAAAGTTGTTGAGTAGTTAAAGAAGTAGTTCCAGCTCCAATTTCTTTAATGGTACCAGAATCATTGATATAGAATTTTTTAGCGGCTGTATCAATAGCAACTTCACCACTGGTAATATTACTGGTAGTTGGTGTAGACGTACCCCGCTTTAGTTTTATTACTGCTGCCATTAGAAGGTTCCACCATCAATTGTCCCATAGCGAGCTGTTGGAATTGTGCCAGATGATAAATTACTTGCACTTAATGCATTAATTATTGAAGAAGTAACATAACTAGCACCATTTGTAAGTTGATTATTGTTGGTGACATTTGTTGCACTTGCCGCGATTCCATTAAGTTTAGAATGATCTGCATCAGTAAATACGTTTGAATCTGAAGCTGCTTCTACTGCTGTTCTTATCTCTGCATTAGTTTGATCGCCAGTAGCTGAAGCTTCAATCCCATCTAATTTACTTTTTAAAGTATTAGTAAAGTTGTTAGCTGTTAAACCACCGTCGCCTACAGAGTACGTAGTGTTAGTATCCGTTGCTGAAAAAGTAACTGTATCACCACCAGAGTTAGTAGTTATGGTTACATTGCTACCTGCAACATAGGTAACAGTATCTGTAGCTGAATCTGCTGCTACAGTGTTTTGACCACTAACAGCAATGTTAGAGAAAGCATTCTGGTTATTCTCTCCACCTGCACCTGCTGCACCCCACTCTAAACCATTTGAAGTATATTTAAGGATATAGCCATTAGTAGGAGAGTTATGTATATCTAACTGAGCTTCTGTAATAGAATCGTTAGCTATCCTAGAGTTTGGAATAGTACCGCTATTGAGATTAGAAGCATTACCAGCAGTGAAGCTGCCAGCAGATCCAGAAGTATTACCTGTTACGTTTCCAACAAGGTTAGCTTTAAGCGTCCCTGTAGTAATAGATAGATTCCCTGTACTAGATCCAGTAAAAGTACCTGTACCTACATGGAATTGATCAATCGATTCATCCCAACCAATAAAGGCATTATTGGAGCTACCTCTTTCAATAACTAAACCAGCATCATTTGCTGGACTACCTGATGTACCGTTCCCAAGCTCTATTAAAGTATCTTTTACAACTGAGTTAGTTGTATTTAGTGTTGATGTCGTACCGTTAACAGTTAAGTTACCAGAGACAACAACATTACCACTAAAGGTTTTATTACCTGCTGCTGTTTGGTTAACATCACCAAGGTGCATAACAGCACCTTCACCAGCTATTGAAATAATAGAAGAGGAAGTACCGTCACCTGAATCGCCATAACCATAGTATAATGCCTTATCTGCTTCATTAAAGGCAACTTCTGATGGAGCTAATGAACTTGGTGCTCCTGAGTTACCACTCGCAGCTCGTTTTTTTAATCTAATTGTAGCCATTTTTAAAAGTTACCTCCGATAACTAATGATGATTTTGTTGTGGTGGTATCTGCTTTGAATTCCGATCCGTCGTAATAAACAAGTGATCCAGTCGTTTTAGCTGACTGATCAACTGAGAAACTAGCTCCTGAAAGGTTGTTGATATTGTTAGCAACGGTATTAACATTGCTTATATTGTCAGCAACGGTATTTATGTCATTACCTGTATATGTAGTTAATGCATTAGCAATGGAGCCTAAATCTTCTGCAAGAGTTATTTCTCCGGCAACAGTATTTATATTTGCTGAGTTGTTTGCTACTTCATTTATGTTTGTTGCATTAGCTACAACCGCATTGATGTTTGTTTCGTTACCTGCTACAGACACAAGATTTGTCATGTTTGTAGCAACACTATGAACCTCAGTTGCCTTTGGTACATATCTATGGAATGAATAAGTATTTAACGTAGAAGTTGTTTCTACGATCATTCCAAAAGTGGAAGCATATGTTGTGCTATTGGCTAAACCAGTAATGGTAACGGTTGAGTTTCCAACAGTACCATTAGTAATCGTTGCCACTCCAGATCCATTTGAGACGAGGTTAGAACTGAGAGCTTTAATAGAGACCAGAGTTCCAGCCCCATTATTAACATCAGGGTTAGCGTTAGGAAAAGATGTTTCATTAGCTATAGGTACGAATCCACCAACATCGTCTACTAAGTCAATTATCCTTGCATCGATAGCAGCAGATGTTGCTACTTTAGAATCGGTACTAGACCATGTATCACCACTAGCTATATTTTCAGAGGAATCCTGTCTAAGAAATAAAGCTTCGGATTCTGTCTCTGTATAATATCTACTATCAAGAGTTCCAGATGCTAGATCACCTATAACAATCTGGCCGTTTAAATTTAGTTTACTATAAGATATACCAGCACTTCCACTTACGTCTGCATTGACGATAGTTTCATCTTTGATCTTTGCGCTTGTAACTGCTGAGTCTTTTATGTCCTCAGTAGTTGTTATTTGATTTTGTTCTTGACTAGCAAAGCGAACTAATTTGTGGTTCGCATTTAAGTCAGCAGCTCTAATAGAAGAACCAGCTACATAGGTCGCGCTATCTCCATTCTCTAGTTCAGTCTCTCTATATACATGGATAGCATTAGCTGCTGTTCCTAGAGTTATACCTGAACCACTAATTTTATATTGCCCGGCGGATGGTGTTGAAGTTGTATATGTAAGGTTAGAGCCGTTGACTTTAACCTTAATGTCTGAGTCTTTAATTGTGTCGATACTAAACGTGTAGCTGGTGGTGGAACTACCGCTAGTTAAGAATTGTTCAGTTGTCGCCATGTGTTAATTAACACCGTTGTTTATTTTTTGACTTTTAAAATTTCATTAATTGTCTGTTTGTTTGCTCTATAGTTTCTTTTTTTCAGTTCTCTTTCCTCTGCCATTAACTCTTTAACATCCATATCTTTTCTTATCTTTGCCCAAGCTTTTCTCTTAGCTCGTTCAAATACTTTATGAATTCTGTCGTAATGAGGAAATGATTTAGGTTCGAGATCTTGTCCACCATTTTTGCGTTGCCACTCCATACGTGCTATAGAGATCAGAACGGAATCCTGACCAGCCATCTTGTCAAACTGTGCTTCTAAGTTTTGTTCACCTATTGCTTTTTGAAATAAAGATCTAACGCGTGGACTATTACTTAAATCAGTACCGTCCGGTGCATAATAACTTGCGGTTCGCATGTCATATCCACTATTGAATAGCATTGCTCTTCCCGGTGTATAGTCCAAATTTAATTGGACTGGAGAGAAAGCATTGAACATACGAGTAGCAAAGTTATGATCTTTAATCGGCTTACCAGTAAGGATGTCGTATTTAATTGGTAAAGGTTCACCAGCTACGTTTTCGGTTATAAGGTTTCTATTTCTAATTGAACTCTGAATGTCAGAACCTAACTCTCTTGTGTATGGAGTTAGTACCTTACCGATCTCATTTCGTAAACTAGATAGAGGTAATGTGTTATTAGCTAATGCTGCAAGTATCCTGTTCTGTTGTCCGGGAGATCCAGAGAATAAATCAACAAAGGACTGTAGACCTGCTAAGTATGACTTACTGGTAACAGTGGAAGCTAGAGCCATACTTAACTTAAGTAATTGGTCTTCAGCCCACTCTTCACCCATCTGTTCCATGTGATCACCAACATCACCAACTAAGGCAAGTATCTGGTTATATGGTTCAAATGCGTCATAACTAACCCATACGTCTCCAATCTTTACTGTTCTTGGTCTCCAACCCATATCTGTCCAAGCTGTTCTTTTTGATCTATCGGTAGGACCATTTCCATGTAAGCCACCATTTAAGAATGCCATGCTTGCCATAGAGATAGCAGCAGTACCCATAGCCAATCGACCAGTCTGGACTTGCTTAGCAGCCATTAAACTTGCATCATCTGTAATACCGAAGTTCTTTAGATGAGTTAAATCTGTACCGGGTTTTGTAAATGCAATTTGATTCCACTCGTCAACTAAGAAGTTAAAACCGGGAGTATGCTTTGCAGTTAGTTGTAGTCCGTTAATACCTGTTCTTGCAAATAAGAAAAATGGTTTAGCCCATGGTGTTGAGTTAAAAGCATTTTCTAGCTTTCCAGTAAACCCACTTAAGTCCTGCGTAAGTGTTGCTTCTCTCTTGCTATAAGCAGCAGCAGCGTCAGTTAGGTTTCCGTCTTTATCAAAGATCTCTCTATTGAAAGCATCTTCATAACTACGGTAGAAAGTCTGATCTAAATTAACCATCTTTCCATCAGGCAATTCATCCATTGCTTTCAAGAAAGCTTTCTCTCTTGCTCTTGCTCTACCAATGATTAAACCAAAGGCATCATCAGTAGCTGCCATGATCTTAGTTGAGTAGGTTAAGAACTTATTGTCATTTGCAGCTCTAGCTAAATTAGCTGTTCTAAATAGAGCTTGATCTACTTTTGTACCATTTTTATCTGCCCAGTGACCGTACATATCCCACTGGTCATCCATCTTGCTTCGCTCTATATAACGAGTTTTCATCGTTGATATATCACCAGCCCAGTAAGAATTCAATCTTTTTTTGAATAATTCAAATGATTCTGGGATAGTTTCACGCATAGCATTCAAAGCTGCTAAGCCTTGACGTGCTGTTCTCCAATCTCCAGTTAAGGTACTTCCTATAGCCATAGCCATAGGTCTGGTAAAGGTTGCAGTAGATGTACCCATGATTGCTCTTACAGCAGTCTTAGGACCAGATAACACACTATGTATCATCATCGTTCCAAGCTCTCTTATTAAAGCACCGGGCTTTTTCTCTGCACCTTTAAAGCCACCTCCTCTCATTTTCATCCTCATCCATGTATCTAGGTCATCCATATTCTTGATGCCATCAGCCATGGATACGGCTTCAAAGATTGTCTTAAATAGATCATCACCACCTTCCTCGGGAGCAAGTTGTATGGCTACACGGAAAGCATCAATACTCTCCTGTAACCTTGAATCAACCAACGCATCCATTTCTTTTCTAGTTGCGCGCTTACCGGGTTTGAGATTGAAATCTCTAAGTTGCTGTGATACTTCTGCCTTCTGTATGGTTCTAATTCTTAAACCAGCAATTAACTTTTCAACTAACTGTTGAGCTGGTCCTTCTTTATCCCGAAGGTCATAAAGGTTTTCTAACTCTCTTCCGACAATACCTAATGATCTTATCTCTCCAAGTAGGGTTCCATTAATGATATCTACAGCATGAGACATCTCAGGATTGGTATAACTATAGACGATTTTCCCGTCTTTCTTGACCTCAGTTACATTATCAGTGATCTGTTTCCAGAATTCTTCTGGTTCAATATCAGAGATCAATCTACCTTCATATACTTCTTGTGCAAGTGCAGCATGTCTACCTAGAGCATCCTCATAAGGAATACCTTGTCTGGCAGCAGTTTCTTTTAACTGCTTAAAGTAACCTTCGCTGACGCCTCTTCTATAAATTTTCTCAATTACTTCTCTAGCTAACCCGGAACTTTTAACTAATGATGATACTTCCTGATTAGATGTAATACTTCCAGCTACACCATCTTCTGCTCCCCACTCGTTTCTAGTTCTAGCTAAACCTTCACTAGCTGAATCAATACTATCCATAGAGGTAGCATTACCTGTATGTGGATCTTTTATCGGTGAGTTTTTATAAGGATCATATCCGGGCTTTTTCTTAGCTTCTATAGCTTTCTCAGCAATCTGATCTCTAACGCTGTCATCTCTGGCTCCCGCCATGTCTCTGGTAGTTCCATATTCAATGGATGTTTTACCAGTCTTAGGATCATATTTTTTGAATGCTACTTTTGCACCCTGACCAACTATATCTAAGACACCATCAAATACTGGTCCAAGAGCAATACCTTCGGTAACGTTCTTGAACTTCTTCATCATTGGATGGTCGTGATCCTCAGTCGCTAGTGCAGTATCAAGTAAAGGTATATGTGACTTAAGCATTCCAGACATATTGTCTTCTAAAGAAGTAATGGAAAGCGCGTCAAACTTCATACCGCTTAAAGCACTCTTACCAAGGCGGTTTGCTGAGATCTGAGTAGACCTTCCAAGTACCTTGAACTTAGGAGTTACCTTTAATGATTGGGCTTTTATCCTTCCAAGTCTGGCAAGCTTTGCTACTTTTGTACCTTTTAGTAATGGTGCTCCCGGGATAGGGACGAACCAAAGAGATGCGACATGAGTTACGTTCTTAACTAAACCTCCCCACCATGTTTTTGTTTCAATGGGGTTGTCATCTTTAACGAACCAGTCATCCCACTCAGGTTTATAGTCCTTTCCTTCCCTAGCCATTTCTCCATTAAAGAAATCTAGGACTTGTTCAGGAAGAGTTACGATTGAAGAAGCAGTTTGTTGAAGACCTTTATATACACCAGTACCAGTATCCTTCACGTAATCCATGAGGGTTGCTGGGTCGTTCTCTTCTTCAGATTTAACTTCTACTGGGTTTGCTTCTTGTTGAGTTTCTTTAGCCTCACTCTCTACCTTTTGTTTATTTTCTAAATCAATTTCAACGGTTTGTTTGTCGGTAATCGAACCATAGCTCTCAGCTATTTCGTTCAACTTATCGACATCTAATTCCGGGTTTTCCATAAATTAACCTCAGTTAAATATCGGGGTTTGTTAGTCCTTTTTTGTTGAATACATCGGTCTTAGCATTAGTTTCTATATCTCCTTGATTATGGATTGCATAAGCTTGAGCTAAAGATGACCTAGTACGAGTTTTAAGTAGATCTATTATTGCTTCGTTTTTCAGTAAGACGTTTTCATCTATCTCTACTTCTTCCTCACTAAGAAATCTGAGCTGTGCTTTAACTAAATCTGCTGGAATTAGATGCAGTCGCCTTGCAAGATCTAGATAAGCTGAAGGTATATCACTAATCTTTTTATCTCCTTGAGACCAGTCAACTAATTCTTGTTCATCTTTTTTGGTAAGACTGATCTTTTCCTTTCTCCACTTACCATTTATACCTTGATTATATCCAGACCGAATCATGTGAGCATATTCCTTTTGCTCTTCCAATTCTCCGGGCAGTACCTCGTTTCTCCATGCAGGTTGTGTCCACTCAGTTAAGGTTGCATCATTGTCTACCGATTCGTGTAAATAACGTAACGTATTTTCTAGTGCTTGCTTGGGGCTTTCAGTTGCTTCTAACTCTATTTCATATCTTGATTGGAATTCTGACTGTAATCTTGAATGAAGAGTTAACCACTCAATTGATTCATTCTCATCACCAATAGCATTACCAGCACCTAAATCAGTTAAAGCTTTAAGTTGTTTATTTAGTAATGAAGATTCTTTTGAATCAGCTAATACCCCGGGACCAGCAATATCTTTTTTATATTCCTCACGAATAGTATCGCTAACTCTAGCTAGTTGGTAATCATAGACTTTACCGTTCTGTGCAGCCTTTGCTGCATCTAGATGACGTCTTGCTGTGTAGTCATCAATATGACCTCTTAATGCAGATTGAATCTCTGGAGGCAATGCACCAGCATATTCTGGCATAGCCTTAAATAATGCCTCAAGTTCAACAAGTTGCTCTTCACTCTTATCTCCCATCTCAAGGATTAAAGCTACATCACCTGCAATCTTGTTCTTTAGGTCTGCTTCTTTAGTTGTTTCCCATTTGACATGAGCTTCTTGTAAACGACCAATAAAGTCGTACCCCATACCTTTGCCAGATGTTAATCGTCTCTTACCGCTTCTACCTTCATACTCATGGAAAACAGTCTTTAATACACCTCCCATAGGAAGCTGACCTGTTTCAACAAGCTTTATTAAATTAGCGGCATAAGCTTCCTCTGCTTTAAATCTAGTTGTTTTATTGTTTGCTATATATTCTGTAATCCATCTCTCAGAATCTACTACTGCTTGATTTAGATCAGCTTGAACAGTAAATGTTTTAAGGCTCTCTACCTCGTTTGCTTTTCTTTTATCCTTTATAGCTTGATTTGCTGCTGCTCTATTTTCACGGTCGTTTGCTTGTTC